GCTATATCTGATCAGCGGGGTGCCAAGATCCCCAGGTGTGGCCAAGGGTCGAAAGCCCAGGTGCGCCAGCCAACGCTGCGACGATCCATTGTCGGGGTGGACATAACAGATCGCCCGCGTGATCCCAGTGTCGCGCAAATCTGGGATGACATGCCTTATCAAATATTTAGTGACGGCGCGAATCGCGCAATGACCCTCGCATGTCTTGAAGCCCCAGACGCCGACCGTGCGGCGGTTGATGCGCCGCGCGCCGAAGGCGAACACCGGCAGCAGCCCGTCCATCAGCGCCACCTTGCAGTAGTGCGAATTGGTGTAAGCGTCTTTGGCAAGGGTGTCATAGTCGTTGGGGTCACGGGTGATCGACAGTTCGGTGCGGTCGATGTCCGAAAGCCATGAGGCGACGTAGGTAAGATCGTCCATTGTCGCGTCGGCTATCGTGATCATTTGTTCAGCCGGTACGCGGCTTCCTCTATCTGAGACAAGCGATTGCGGATGCTCTCCTTGCACAGCGATATGACCTCGGCGTCCTCCGAAACCATGCGCGCCACCAGCCAATCGAGATCGGCTTGCAGTTCATGCAACGGCACACGCATGTCGTCTGGCAGTTCTTTCATTGCTCGTCGTCCACCACCTGGTAATGCACCGCGACGTTGCTAAGGACCGCTTTGTTGGCGTCGGTGTTGATGAAGCGCAGCGACAGGTGGCTGGCGTAGCCCTGCAGTTCCATGCGCCCGCCGTTCCACGTCGACTGTGAGAAGGTGCCAATCGAATCGTCCGCGTCGGGGTTGTTGAAATCGTAGGACACCCGCGTCTCCCAGGTGCCTTGGATGGAGAGGTCGATGGCTTCGAAGATCTTGTTGTTGCCGGGCTTCTTCCCGTTGAGATACGGCAGTCTGACCTCGACGCCGCAAGCGTCGTAGGTGTAGCCGTCGATGCCGCCATAGACGTAGAGGTCGTTGGCCGAGCGGAAGTAGAGGCGCCCGCCGCAGGCCACCGCATAGTCGATATCGAAGCCTGGCGTGTAGGTCGACCACGCCGTGATCTTCGGGCCGGGGAAATAGGACAGCACGTAGATGGCGTCCTTGAAGACCATCCAGAAGCGGCCGACCAGCGGCTCGAGCAGCGCGGTGCCTTGGTTGAAGTAAGCCTGGCCGCGGTCCTTTACGATGGCGCTGATGAGCGGGTCGATGGGCGAGCCGATGTCGCTGACCGCCGCGGAGTTCGAACTGTCCTTCGCCTTCATGCTGCGGATGCCGCTCTGGTCGAGGTACAGCACGTCGCCAGATCCGTACTGCGATGTCGACCGCGGCGAGTTGGTGCCGGTGCCTCGTAGTAATTGCACGTAGGCATTTTGTAACGGATCTGGATCGACCGCCCACAACTGGATCGCGTCCGTCGAGAAGATCGCCAGTTTGTCGTAGTAGACTTCGAGCGAAGTCAGCGTTTCGGAATCGGAATCCTGCAGCGAAAGATTGATGAAGCCGCGGCCGGTCGCCGGCGACGGCGTCGCGGTGACGCCGGTGGTCTGGGCGGCGCCGCCGGCAGTGTTGGCGCCGGTCAGCGTGAAGGTGTTGGCCGGTGTTCCCACATCTGAGATCTGCTGCGAGCCGTTGGCTGGCGCGAGCACGCCGGTGGCGCCGGCGATGGTGACGAACATGCCGTCCTTGAACTTGGTGATGTCGGCCGCGGCGACCGTAGCGCGCGCCGGGTTGGACGACGACAGCGAGGTCACCGTGACCGCGGTGAAGGTGGCCGGGGCGTTCCACAAATTGGGGTCATTGATGGCCGAGAAATACAGGTACTTGTTGACGACCGAATAGACCTTGCTCTGGTAGGTGCGGACATAGAAACCCTTGCCGGCGCCTTCGGTCAGAATGGCGTTGTAGTAGTGCGGGTTCTGCGCCGCGGTCGGCGCTGACGGCAGCGCGCCGCCGCCGGCCTGGCAGGCCAGGTAGATCTTGCCGTCGAAGGTGTCGTAATCGGTCTGGATCAGCGTCGGGTCGGCGTTGGGGATCTTCTGGAACGACAGCGTCGTGCCTGAGATGCCGAGCGCCGGCGGTGTCACGTCGACATTGCGGCTGAAGGCGTAGAGCGTTGACGAGGTCGCCGCCAGGCCGAAGGTGCCTGAGAGGATCTGGTTGCCGACCTTGACGAAGGCGCGGCGCTTCTCGATCTCGCCGCCGGGATTGACCGCGGCGTTCTTCAGCCGTGTCAGCGTGCCGCCGGGCGCCGTCAGTGGCGACTTGCGGTTATCCAGCCCGGCCGCGAAGTTTTCGACAACCTCATACGCCATTACAATTCAGGCCCCGGTTCCGGTTCCGGCATGCGTATGCCGATGTAGCCGGAACCCTGGATGACCGTCGAGCGGTACACCTCATTGCCCGGCGACATGGAGCCGTAGGTGGAGATCTTGTTCTTGCCGCTGATCTGGTTGCCGAGCAGTTTGTTGAGGTGGCGCTGCGCCTTCTGGAGTTTGTTCGGGGCGTCCTCGGCCTTCGACCTGGCGAGCAGTTCGGAGGCCGCGAACAGGATGATGACCGTGGCGTCGAGCGTACAGGAATCGCCGTTGGCGATGAGCGGCTGCAGTTCGCGGTTGCCCTTGAAGCGCAGGTAGGCCGCGGTGTCTGGCGTCGGCCAGACGCGGAACTGGGTGTTCGCCGCCTCCCACACCTTCACCGGGTCGCTGCGCGACGTATTGAGCGCCGTGCCGGGTGAGAGTTTGTCTTCGCTGATGCCGTAGCCGACAGGCTCCCACTGGCTGCTCGAGTCGGAGGCTGACCAGGCTTCACGGATGGCGTCGAATTTCAGGCTGAGGCCGTAGTCGTAGATGAACACGCCGGGCGACAGTATGCGGTCGTCGCGGATCGCCATCTCGGGCCATGAGAAGGCTTGCCACAACTCCTCCTGTGTCCGCTTCAGCAGGTACTTCAGCGTCGCCTCGGCGTTGACGCCCTGCGCTGTAGCCAGGCTGTGGCCGGCTTCGGCGCGCAGATTGTTGACCATCTCGAGGAGCGTCTGGGTGCGCGCCATCTAACGTGCTCGCTTCCTCATCGGGCGTTCCATCTCATCGAAGCCCTCGTCGGTGGTGAGCACGCCTTCCGGCACATCGGGTTCGGCGATCTGCTCCACCGTCACCGCCGCGGCCGGCGCCTCTTCGGTGACTTCGATTTTCATGGTGATCGGGTTGAACCACGCCAGACCTTTTTGCAGCGTGGCGCGAGGGGCTTCCATCTCATGGATGGGTTGCCGAGCGAAGATCTGTATGACGGCTTCTTCGCCATACTTTTCGGCGAGACGACGCCGCTCGTCCTTCGGCGACTGCTCCACCCTGACGAACGGCTCGACACTGTCGACGGCGTCGTCGCCGTGGGTGTACTGCAGCATCAGGATCTCGGGCCACGACACCGGCGCGTAATAGCCGGCGGTGTAGATGTTGTTGCGGTCACCGCCAAGGGCGATGTCAGCGCGGCAGAAGTGCATGTGTTTCTCCTCTGTGAATGGTTGCGCCAATAGGGCAACGGGCTGCGGTTGATCGTCTTGTCGGTGTCGACCCGGCTCAATTCATCGAGGCGGTCGACTGCGTCTTGTCTCCAACCCATTGGCACACCTTCGAAGGTGGGGACCGCAAAAATTTTTTTGCGGCCCCCTGTGTGTGTCACACGATGTCGATCACAAGCGAACTGTTAAATTGCTTGCCAATCAACTGGCACGTAGAAGTAATGCTGCGGTACATAAGGAACTGGTTGTATGGACGCGCGGGAGTGTGTTTGTGCATCCATTCGTCTTCCATGCACATCAGCATGAGTTTACTGGTATCGAGCCAGTAACCCCGCTTCGAGAGGCCAAGGTCATCCAGCGTTGGGTCATAGATGACCTCGGTTCCCGCGAAGTACATTTGCCCCATGGAACCATCCTGGGACTTGGTGAAGCCGGTCATCGAGTACGTGCCGTTGGCGCGCATCTCTTTTTCCATCGCACCCAAGAAGTCGCTGCCCACCAGGAACAGGTCGGGCTTGCCGCCGTACTTGGAGAGCAGTCTGAGTTCGGATTGCAGGATCTGCAACAGCGCGCCGCCGTCAGCGACGTTGCTGGTGATCGCCCCGCCGCCGTGAACACCAAGCGCCGGCGTGCCGGTGACCTTGGCGCCGAAGGCCGCGGTGCGGGCGCGGTTGCGCCACCACTCATTGCCGACTGTGGCGCGGTTGATGCCGCCGACAGTACCCACTGACGGGTCGTCGGAGACGAGCAGTTTGAGGCCGGCGAGCGCCTTGGCGTCGGCGACACCGTCGCCATAGAGAAGCGCATTGAACTTGCGGGCATACTGCTCGCCCAGATCGAAGAGTTTATCCTCGAGCAGGTTGACCAGCGTGTGCAGTTCACGCTTCGAATGTTCGGTCGTCTTCTCGCCGTTCGAACCGGGATCGACAACGGAGATGCCGTCGATCTTCAATTCGGTGTGCGTCAGTTGCAGACCGATGTGGTGCTCACGCCACGGGAAATTCGCCCGCTTAATGTTAGCCGGCGTATAAAATACGACGGTGTCGTTGTGGGTGTAACCGGCGAGGCTGTCGTTGGTGCCGCCCGCGCCGTAAGCGCCGGAAACAGCAATCGAGATGTCGCCCTTGCCGCCCGAAAAATACTTCTTTCGGGAGACGAACTTGTCCATGGCCGGGCGCTTCTGGAGGGTCTGCCGCCAGATGTCGCCTTTGTCCAAATAATAGTCCAACTGTGCGTTGGCGATGTTCGTTACTTCGCCTGCTGTGAATGCCACTTCCGTACCCTTTCAGGGGTCAGAAGCCCGCGCCGTTCCTCGCTTTTTCGAGGCCAAGCAGTGCCGCTTCATACGGCGATTTCGCTTCGGGTCGGGCTGATCTTGTTTGACCATTCCCGTTAGGCTGGCGTGCAGTTGCCGTCGCCGGCCCCCGCTGTCGCCGGATGTTGGCGTTGACCATGTCGTAAGCCGCCTTGGTGATCTCCAAGGCTTCCTGGACGTTGTTGATCGTGCCGCCCCGGTCGTGCAGCAGGGCTTTCGCCGCTAGCGTAACGGAGTCGGATTTCGCCTTGTAGTCGGGATCACTGGCGGCAAACTGAGCCTCGAGGGCGCTGACGGTTCGCTGGACGTAGTCCTGCGTGTTCTGCAAGTTCTGGCGCGCGGCGGTCTGCTGCTGCGTGCGCAGGTGGACCTCAGTCAACTGCTTGTCCATCTGGAGGCGCACGTACTCGCGTGCTGCCACCTCGGACATGCGGCCTTGCTGGACCGCCTCACGCGCTTCTTTGGGAAGCGCCAGGCCAAGGTATTCCTGGGCGCGTCGCACGATGGGCGCGACGGCTTCGTAGAACGATTTGTAGTCCCCCGAGCGGACGTAGGCGCCAATCTGACAGAGGTTGGCAATGTCTTCAGCGGAGAGGTCGTTCGCCTTGGCGAAGGCTTGCATCTGGCTACCGATTTCGGCTGGCTGGCGAAGTGCCGTCAACTCCTGGCTGGCCTCGTACAATTCCTTCTTCTGCGTGTGGTACTTCTTGAGCAGTTTCTGGATCTTCTTGCGGATCTGCGGGGTCGATGCCTCTGGGGCCGGCTCCGCTTCGTCATCGTCTTCAGTCTCTGTTTCCGTCGTCCCTTCTTCGGGCTGGGGTTTGTCCTGATCTGCCTTGGCGTCCGCGAGAACGTCCGTCGTGGTGTCGGCTGGGATCACCTTGAGGACGGCGTCGAGGACGGTTTCCTTGGCGGATTTGCCAGGGTCTGCCGCCGGCGTCACCGGCGGCGAGGGGGGTGGAGCCTCGGTGCTCTGCGGGGCAGGCGTCGACGGGGCTTCCGTTTGCGTGGATTCGGCGGGGGCTGATGCGGCTTCTGCGGCGTCTTCGGCGGACATCGTTTTCCCTTAGTTGAAATTGCCCACGGCGCCGGCTGGCGGCTTCATGGGTGCGGTTGGAGCACTTGGCTGGGGTTGCGGTGCGGCCGGGTTGTTGCTCGCTCCTGCAGGCCCCTGCGCGTTCGGATCTCCCTGCCCCGGCATGCCGGGGGTCTTGCCGCCGTTCATCGCGGTGACTGAAGGCAACCCTTCCGCGACTGCCTCGTCCACATCGATGGTGTCATCCATCCTGCGAATCGCTTCCTTGGCGAGAAACTGCGGCTTTACACCCGGCAGTTGCATCAGGATAGGAGCGAGCCTTTCGAAGTTCTGCAGTTGCTGCGCCTGGTTGGGGCGCCCTGAACTGCCGGCTTCGACCTCGAGATAGACCTCCTTGCTGACCTCGGCCTTCGTTAAGGTGGGCCACATGGCGCCGGGGCCGACGATGTTCTTGACCATCTCCTCGGACATGTTGAGGAGCAGGATCTGGCCGGCGGCGCGGGCCAGGCCCGTGAGCGTATCGTCAATGTCATCGATAGCCGATGAGAGAGCCGTACTTTTCGCTGACGCTGCGATGTTGCTCTCGGTCGCGGTCGCGCCGCCGGTGCCTCCAAGGTCGGCCTCCTGATC